TGAGGAGAAACATAAGGTATACGCATTTCAATTTCCGTACCAACACTCAAATCCAAATCAGTGCGGGGACAACCAGAGCGGCCCTGCAATGTAGAATTAACGAGAGTGACACGGTTTGGCATGTATTGTGCATATGGGAAATATTGTAACATCAAGCGTCCTTGCTGGAAAGGTTGAGAGTTAACCTGAACCTTTACCACAAGTGTTGCCCGAAGTCCAACAAAACCCCGCAACTTTTCTTGATACATGGCATTTGAAATAAGTGCTTCAGGGAAATTTGTGGTGTAAAGTTGAGTCTCTGTAGCTTGCGTTGAAGCCCAAAGACCCGTCTGTATAACTATAGGTCGAGAAAGAAAATCCGTAACTGTATGTATGCGATCTTCACGCGCAGTCATTGACAAATAATCAGTTGACAAGCTAACGATATCAGGGACAGCATCAGTCGAGGGAATAACTCCTTCACTAGAGAAATGGACAATCTCTTTTTGTTCAGAAGTAACTTCTCGATCTTCGTTTTCAATTTGTGTTTTATTTTGAAATGTAGCAGGTAAATTTCTTTGATGAATCGACTACCTAATCAACATCATCGCATAGAGGGTACCCTGGATATTGTGGGGCTGCCACTAGGCATCCTGGGCCGTAAAGTTAAACAACTAACCTAATTACTAAAATAGCACTACTTTCTTCTTAATTAACCTCTAAAATTTGTATAAGAAAGCAAGATCACATCTTAGCTTTAAAAATCATAAAGTTCATCTGCAAGATATTCAATATCATGCAAGTAAGCTTCATATGTGAGAATTTGGGGTATAGATGGCAATTCATCCTGAATCTTGACTATGCCATATTTAAGTTTATCATACTCCTCACGTCCATGATAAACAATTTCACGAAAAGCCGTCTCAATATTGGACATTAAAATAACATTAGGATCAATAGTATTTCTAGTCCAATTTAACATTTCATAAATGACCTCCATTTTGAGTGGAGCAACCGTGCGCTGCAATTCTGGACAAAAACGAAATCCCCTCTTCAGGAAGAAAGTATCTTCCAAAGTACGGTATTTCACCATCTTTCCAGATTTCGACTCATCAGTATACTCATGCTTCATTTCGGTCATAATGACACTTATAGTCTCTTGATTAAAAATCTCAATAACATCCTCAGATATATTTAATTCATTATCATCGCCGTAAGTAATCATTGCGACCAGTTTACGAAACCACTTCATAGAAGCCATTTTTGGACAATCGCGTTTCATTATTCTAATCCAAGCAATACGCATAATAATAGAATTATATAAACAATTAATAATAACAGTAAATGGATTGCCAGAAGGCTGAGAATGAGTCCACATATAAACATTATCTCCATAGATATGAACAGAATGTACCAAATGTGACCATAAACCCAAACAAGTTTTCAATACACGCATGCCATCCTCAGTAGAAAAATCCGTAAACTGTAGTAGCCAAGGTACAAAAATGTCCCAGAAAATTGACCACAAAATTTGTGCAACCAAAGAACCATCGAAATTGCCAAAATCTCCAGCAATAACACATTTTCCTTTAGAACGCATGCGTTTGGCAATTCGCTCCCAATCCAATGAATAAACATTGGTACCAACACCAATCTCATTGTCAATGCGATTGTGCATAAGCCAAGCAGCAAATGGAAGAAAATACTTTCTGAAAGCCACAACAAAATGCTGTGGGCCTGCAGAAAAGACACGAGTCTTACCCACATCCACCTTAGCATTTTCACGACGCTCATCTTTGAGTGTATCTATAAAGAAAACATTTGAAATCTTTCCATTAGAACAATCATCAATGAGTTCATCAACATCCGCACGCAATTGTTTAGCTGCCATACTATCAAAGTCAAATTGTTCATTCTTACCCATCCATTTGGTCTTTCCAACCGATCCTTTATTTGTCAAAGTATAGGGAAAGCCAGGAGACGTGGTACGATTAATAGCACACATAAAATCATCATCTTGTGTACCTCGCACAGCTTCTTCATACGTCAAAATACGCTGATACTTGGCTTTATCCAACATTGAGTTGAATTGTCCAAGCACAACTTGCGCAACATCTTGAGCAGCAGATTGAACTTCCTCATTCGATAGAACAGCGGTCTCAACACCACATTTCTTCAAACCATTCAACAATGGATCATGCAACCTTCCATCAATTATCGTGGGTTTCAAAATTGCAGGACGCATAAATGGTTCCGTCAATTTTCCTTGTATACATGAAGGTATAATAGAAGATTTGGTCGCCTGACCAACCTTAGCATTTGCTCTACCCAATGGACAAAACAAACCCTCAGGAACGCCAGCCTCCACAAGTGGGTCAACAATTTGTGGCATTTCATAATAAAATTGAGCGCTAATATTCTTCAAATCGCGAGCAGCCATTCGATCACAAGCACCATTCAAAGCCTCTTGTGTCAAAGGACAAGCAAAACCATATTGCTCATTTGAACCAGCAACATGCATACCTATAATTTTCCTTTCCATACGATGGTTATACAAACCAACCAATGAACCACAGTCACCAACTTGAGTTGGCGCATTGTATTCATAACAATCACGTTGAGTATAACTTTCGGAAGGATAATCATAACCATCCTCGGGATAATATATAGTAATAGCTTTATCCATTGGTCTAATTTGTTGTAACCATTGATAAGCACGGTGCAATTCTCCTCCATTTTCATGGAAAGTTGCAAGTGTGCCCACAAATTTACCATTCAATTTACCCTGGTCTTCAACCTTAACAAAATGTCTAACCAAATCACGATGTGGGTGACACATACGACTGTGCAAATTCACAACAACACAATCACGCAAATCACCATTTTTTCCAATAAGTCTTTCACAATTTGAAGTTAACTCAAAACCATTACCATTACCAGTCAAGAAATGTGAAACGGGAATTTTAATAATATCTTCATATTTAGATTGAGAAAAACATATAATGTGATCTGGTGCCAATTTACGAGCGTACCATGCAGTCAAAAAGTGATAAGGTATCACAAAAGTCCACCCGCGAATAAAAGTACAATTACCAGAAGGATAACGCACATCATTGCGAAAATAAGACAATCTATAAGTATTCTTTTGCAGGATATCAGTAACCAAAATATGTGCAGCCTGATCACTACATCCTTGAGAAGCTATGGTTTTCTCTAATTCATCATCTATTTCAACACGTTTAATAACTTGTCGAGCAGTCTTTGAATCACCAGAACTACCAACCTCTGTCGCAACCTTGCCAGAAAACCAAGATTCTACAATTCGCTTGGGAGTTTTAGAAGTCTTAGAATCACCAGACACACCAACTTCGGCAACAGCCTCTGAATCAAGAGTCTGTTGAAACCAATGGTACATGGCAAATCCAGATAAAATAACACCAACAAAGCTCAACGCTGAAAGGTAAGGATGTTTACACACTATATCAACAATCTCTTTACTCAAACGCGACAGATATTCAGCCGTAGCAGCAAGAACATCATCAATTCTAATAATAAAAGTCTGCCACTTATTGGGTTTACCACT